GATCCGATTCACTTTTTCCGTAAGTACGTAAAGGTTCAGCACCCGATGAAAGGAAAGGTCAATTTCAACCTTTATCCGTTTCAGGAAGATGCGTTAAGACAAATAAAAGAAAACCGATTTTCAATTATTTTGAAGTCGAGGCAAATGGGCATTTCAACCTTAATGGCTGGAATGTCTTTGCATTACATGATGTTCAACACCGATTTCAGGATATTGGTAATTGCAACAAAGCAAGATGTTGCCAAAAATTTGGTAGCAAAGGTTAAGTTAGCTTGGGATTTATTACCAGCGTTTTTAAAACAAGGTATTGACGTAGCAAATAACAATAAACTTGAAATTGCATTTTCCAACGGAAGTTCAATTAAAGCCGTTTCAAGTAGTCCTGATGCGGCCAGATCAGAGGCTTTAAGTCTGCTCTTAATAGACGAATGCGTTGAATATAATACTGAAATTACAGTATTAAATAAAAATACAAATACAATAGAAACCATTAACATTGGTGTTTTATTTGATAAATTAAATTCAAATGAATAATGATATTTTAGCTCCAATATTAGGCAAACGTGGAATAAAAACAGGTGCATTGACATATGATTTTTATATTAAAAACGGTATAACCCATGTTTACGATTATATTTTTGAAACCACTAAGTTTTTAAATGATACCGATGCTACATTTAGGGAACGAATTTTTTATGTCCAGAACAACTATCCAGAAATACAAAAATGTTCGTATTGCCAGAAAGATAAATTAAGGTTTGACCCGTTTACGTTAACGTTCAGAACAACTTGTTGTCAACCATTATGTGTATCTAAACATCAATCTATTGCAAATAAAGGCAATCGTTCAGTTCCTCGTAAGCAAACTATATGTGTAGGATGTGGAATATTATTTGAACAGTTACCAAGTTTAAATAAACGATATTGCACACAACCATGTTGGACTGCTCACAATAATGAACCTCATTCAGAAGAACATAATAAAAAACTTAGTGAATCAAACAAACGTACCCATAATAGTCCAGAATATCGTAAAAGTCGTAAAGAAATTGATAAGTTAGTCGGTAAAAAATTATCAATAATCATGAAAGGAAAAATACAAAAAGGGGAATTTACTCCTTGTATTACAAATTCATGGACTAAACGTGTCGCATTTATTGAATTGAATGGTATAAAAAAGAAGTTTAGAAGTAATTGGGAGGCAGCGTTCTGGGTAATTAATCAGCATTTAGAATACGAGAAACTTCGGATTAAATATGTTTTTAAAGATAAATCACATAATTATATTGTAGATTTCGTGGATAATTCTAATAAAATCTTATATGAAATTAAACCGGATTCACTATTGGATAATGAACGTAATCTTATAAAACATCAATATGCTGAACAATGGGCAATTGACAATAATTATGATTATGTTATAATATCCAATGATTGGTTTATTAAAAACATTCATAAAATTAATTTTGATATTCATTCTAATTTATATCCATATATGAAACAATTCATGGGAAAATAATAATTGCAATTTAATAATGATACATATCAAGTATTAACTCCAAATGGGTGGAGCGACTTTGATGGGATTAAAAAGTCAACAACTGATATTTTATTCGAAATATCATTTACAGACAATTCCAAATTAAAATGTACGCCTAGTCATTTACTTAAATTTCCGAACGGGGAATTTTTAGAAGTTTGTCATATTGAAATCGGTGATGAATTATTTGGAAATAAAACAGTTTCGGATATTTCGTACTATGAAGGTGAATTTGAGGTATTCGATTTAACTGATGTAGAATTAGCTAACGAATATTTTACCAATGGTGTTGTAAGTCATAACTGTGCGTTTATTAAAGATATTGAAGAAATATGGGCTTCTTCACAAATGACGTTAGCAACAGGTGGAGGGTGTGTAATGTTATCTACTCCGAATGGCGCACAAGGATTATTTCACAGAGAATGGCAACGAGCGATTGAAGGTTCAAAAACTACCGAATTAGTACGGTTTCACCCTATTAATTTGCCTTGGTATTTACATCCCGATCGTGATCAGACTTGGAGAAGTCAACAAGATGAAACATTGGGCAAACGATTGGCAGCCCAAGAGTGTGATTGTGATTTTGCTTCATCTGGTCATACGGTTATAGATAACGAAATACTTCAATATTATGAAAGTCAATTATCTGAACCGTTGGAACGTCGAGGTATAGGAGGCGACTTATGGATTTTCAAATATCCCGATTATAACCGAAAATATGTTTTGTGTGCTGACGTAAGTCGTGGCGACGGTGAAGATTTTAGCGCATTTCATATTATTGACGTTGAAACTGTTGAACAAATCGCAGAGTTTAAAGGCAAAATTGATACAACTGCTTATGGAAATTTACTTGTTTCGATAGCAACCGAATATAACAATGCTTTATTGGTTGTTGATAATAGAAATATTGGTTATTCTACCTTGCAAGTGATAATCGATCATGGTTATAAAAATTTGTATTATACTTATAAGACAGACCCTTTCTTGGATAAAAACATTCATTTACGCAAAGGTTATGACCTTAAAGATAAGAAAGACATGGTTCCCGGTTATTCGATTGACGTGAAGACTAGACCAGTTATGATAAATAAGTTTGAGCAATATTTTTCCGAAAAAGCCCCAATTATTCATTCCAAACGATTACATAACGAAATGGTTGTATTTATGTGGTTGGATGGTAAGGCTCAGGCTGCAAGAGGTTATAACGATGACTTAATCATGGCGTTTGCTATTGGATTAATGGTTAGGGATACAAGCCTTAAATTACTTGCAATAGGTGTAGATTTAACTAAGAATACGCTAAGACATACAAACAGATTAATTTTTAGGCCAAATAAACCTGTTGATCCATATTGGGAACAAACTCTTGGAAATGGAAAAAAGGAAAACTTAAAATGGTTACTTTAAAAGAATATAGGAAGGTTGCATATTAATGGCTTCATTTAGGGAAGTATTAAAAAGGTTATTTTCAAGGAACGTAATTATCACCAAGTCAAAGAGTGGTAAGTTACGGACATTGGATTTTAATAAAAGTCAAAGTCAGGGTTCTCCAACGACTTATTCCAACCGTCCTCGGTGGAAAAACGGAAGAAATTACGGAACAACAAGTGGTTATGGTGGTGGTTTCACTAACGAAGAAATTGAAGCCCTCAGAAAGCAAATGTATCAGGATTATGACATCATGGATACAGACGCGATTGTTTCGTCAGTAATCGATATTCAAGCAGATGAATGTACCACTACTTCTGAGGCAGGCGAGTTGCTTGTAATTAAAACAAATGATGCTAAAATAAAGAAAGTATTACATAATTTGTTTTATGACGTAATGAACATCGAATTTAACCTTTGGTCGTGGATTAGAACGGCTTGTAAATACGGAGATAACTTTTTGTATTTACAAGTAGCCGAAGGTGTTGGGGTTGTAAACGTAATGCCGATTCACCCTGCGTTAATGATCCGAGAAGAAGGTTACAGAGATGATCCAGAAGCAACAAGGTTCCGATATGAAGGCGATTATGGAATGACGTGGGGTTCAAATAATTATTTTGAAGAATATGAAATTGCCCATTTTAGATTGCTAAGTGATGTGAATTTTCTTCCTTATGGAAAAAGTATTATTGAAGGTGGACGACAAGCGTATAAACGAATGTGTCTTCCCGGCTATTCAAAAATTTGGACAATGAATGGATGTCAAACGATTGATACTATTAAAATTGGTGACGATATTATATCGTTTAACTTAGATACAAATACATATTTTCGTAGTAAAGTTAAAGCACGAATGATTAATGGGGAAAAGGATGTCTATGAAATTCGACTAAGTAATAGAAAATTCTATGGGACTTCTGATCATTTATATCTTACACCAACTGGATATAAACAAATAAGTGATTTAACGGTGTCGGATTATATTATTGTTTCTGATATTAAAGCACTGAAAGATACTATAAAACTGCCGCCCCTTAAATTGCACAATTGTAAAATTGTTGCAAATTTTAATGTCGAATATTTTGAAGCGAATGTGAAATCTTGCGCACAAAAATGTCTGATTTGTAATAAAGAGTTTAAACATTTAAATTCGCTACATTTAAAGCATAAACATCAAATCACATATAAAGAATACAATAAAATAATAGGGAACGACGATTATTTTCATTTAATGAACCGCAACGTTAAAACCTCGTTGGTCTTCGCTGAACAATTTTGTAATGCGTATGGGTTAGACACTAACCAGTTAAAATTATATTTGCCAAATTCAACGGTTGAGATAATTCCAGAACATTTAATTTTAGACAATTTTAAATTATTTGTCAGATTTTTCGGATTTATGTTGGGTGATGGGTGGATAGATAAAAATTCTGTCAAATTTTCTATGGGTAATAGACTTGATAAAAGTCAAAAATATGTAGATTTATTATCTAAATTAAATTGTAGCCCGGTTATATCAAAAGTAAATACCACTCGTGCCGAATGTATAGTTCATAATTCATATTTTTGTAAATTATTACAGCAATTGAATTTTATCACTGGAACTAAGCAAAAAATAGTTCCGAATTGGATATTTGATTTGGATGCCGAACATCAGTTAGAGTTTTTACTTGGATTCGCTGACGCTGATGGTTGTGATGTATCGGTTAATAAAGATAATACACGATTCGTAATTGCAGGTATTAATAAAGATTTAATATCAACTCTTCAACTAATATCACAACAAATAGGATTGGAAACTTCAAATATTTCAATGTCTATTGGTAAACCAAAAGTATGGAAATCTACGGGCAAAACCTACAAAAGTAGTGATAATTATTCATTTACATTTAGTTTAAACTCACACCACAAAACACTTTATAAAGACGGCTTTAAATGTCAAAAAATACTTGAAATTAAACTTAAAGGAAATGAACCTGTATATGATATAGAAGTTGATAACGAACACCATAATTTTGTTGTTGACGGTGTTGTTTCCCATAATTGTTTAGCCGAAGATGCGATGCTTTTGAACCGTATTATGAGAGCGCCCGAACGTCGTTTATTTAAAATTGACATTGGAAATATCGCACCAGAAGAAGTTGATGGGTATATTGAAGAAATTTCCAATATGATGAAGAAAACGCCTTATATTGATCCACAAACAGGCGATTTTAATCTTCGATATAATATTTTAAATAGCCTTGACGATTATTTCCTTCCAGTACGTGGAAGTGATAGCGGAACTTCGATTGAAACCCTTCCCGGCTTGACAAACGATGGAATGCTGGAAGACGTGGAATATTTCAAAAATAAAATGATCGCAGCGTTTAAGGTTCCAAAAGAATACATTGGTTATGGTGACGAAGGTGGCACAGATAAAAATGGGCTTGCTCAAAAAGACATTCGGTTTGCCCGTAGTATCGAGCGAATCCAGAAAATATTCGTTTCTGAACTTTATAAAATTGCAATTATTCATTTAAAGGTTCAGGGGTTTGAATCCGAAGATTTTCTTAATTTTGAATTAGCGTTAACCAATCCTTCGTTGATTTTTGAACGTCAAAAAACAGACGTATTAACCGCTAAAATTGATTTAGCCAAATCAGCCAGAGAAGAAAATCCTTTACTTTCAGACTATTACATTTATAAGAACATTTTTGGCTTTACTGACGATGAAATTAAACAAGAAGAATTGTACAAGCTGGAAGCCCTTAAATTTAGGTTTAGAGCCACTCAAATTACTGAGGAAGGTAATGATCCAGAAGTAACCGGAAAGTCCTTTGGAACGGCGCATGACATCGCTACGATGCAGGTAGCGTCTAAGTATATGCCGGGACAATACGGTGAAATGAATAAACAGCTTTATACTCCTGATGCAAGGGAAGAAAATGAAGGTAAACCAGACCAGTATAAAGGTTCATTTGAAACGGTAAGAGACAAAGATTTTGGCCGCGATCCACTTGGAAGACGTGAAAATTCAAAAGTAGAAAATTTTGCAAGAATCGTTAAAAAACTAGATAAATTTACGGTTAAACCAAAAGAAGGCTTAACTATGTTAAATGAAGAAAATTTACTTAACGACGAAGATAATTATATTTAAATTTCATGGAGAAAAATAATACGTGAAGAAATTGAAACACAGTAAATTTAGAAATACCGGATTTGTATTCGAGGTATTGACACGGTTCGTTATGCGCGAAGCATTGGAACCAAGTGTACCTCAGAAGGCAATCAAAATAATCAAAAAACATTTCGTCCCAAATTCATTACTTTTAAAAGAACTAAGGTATTATCAAACCCTAAGCCAATTCACAAATCATGATCCTTCTGAATTGTTTAACCTTACAATGGAAGGTCGTAAGGCATTGGACAATCAGAAACTTTTAAAAGAAAAATATGAACTTGTCAAGTCGATCAAGGAAAACTACAATGAAACAGTTTTCTTTGAAACTAAGACTCAAAATTATAAGGTAACTGGTTCAATTTACAAGCTGTTTGAACATTCTGCTTCTGCTAACCCAGAAGACTACCTTAATTCCAAAAAATTTATTGTCGAACATATTTCGGGCAAAAAGCCTGAAATGGTGAATGAAATCGAACAAACCGTCATGGAGCTTGATCCAGACATTCGTAAGTTAAGTTTCAAGATTATCATCGAAAGGTTCAACCAGAAATATAAAGGTTTAAACGAAAAACAAAAAACCTTACTAGGCAAATATATCAACGACGATCCTGATAGAAGTGCCTTTAAAGATTATGTTATGAGCGAAGTAACTTCAATCACCAAAGAATTGAAAAAATCAATGTATGGGATTGAAAATGAAGTGACTAAGATCAAACTGAACGAAACAATCAATCTAGCCCAAAACATTATCAACGCAAAATCAATCAAAGAAGAACATCTAACTGCAATGTTAAAATATTATGAATTAATAGAGGAATTAAAGAAATGAAAAATATCAAATTAGTAACTGAAATGATTAAGAAACAAATGAATGAAGCTGAAAATAAAGTATTTAATATCAAACATAATGTTGGAAAAGCAAAATATGTAATAAATTACCATGATGGTGTTAAAAAACATAAAGACGGTTCACCTTTTTTTGATATTCAGATATATAGCAATAAACGGGATTTTGATAAGGCAGTTAGATTACTAAAACAAGACGGATACAGCGAAAAATAAATGCAAGCAGCCGGAATCCTACCATATTGCCCCAAGACTGGAAGATATTTGATCGCTAAACGTGGTCCAGATATTTCCAACCCTAACCAATGGACTAACTTTGGTGGTAAGGCTAATAAGGGTGAAAATCCTACTCAGACGGCGGTAAGGGAATTTAAAGAAGAAAGTGGATACAAAGGTTCGGTCAGATTAAATAGACCAATCCCTACTAAAAACAATAAAGACGGAATGACCTTTTATAACTTCATCGGAGAAGTTCCTGCTGAATTTCAACCAACAACAATCGGAAAGAAAACAGTAGATGGAGACGTAGAAGTAAGTGCGTCTAAGTGGGTAACAAAAGAACAGTTAATCGGATTGATTGGTAATTCAATTTTACATCCCGGATTTAATATGTTCTTAAATTTAAAATTCAAACAGGAAGAATCAAATATGAAAAACATTAATTACGTAAAGAAAATGATACGGGAATCCATTTTGAAAGAATTCTATTCAGATGACCGTAAGTTTGAAGTCTTTGAAAGTAGATTAAAAGCATTTACCGACGAATTGAAAAAGCATAAACTTTTGAAAATTATAAATAAAGAAAAAGACGGCGGGTATTATAATATTAAAGTTTTTAATAGTGGCCCGGCAGATGCGTGGGATTCTTTCACCGAATTTTATAAAACAAAGATAAAAATATGAATTCATCCATCAAAAGGTTAATCGAACAAATTGACATCGAAGAAGATAATGTTTCTTCAAATATCCCACCAGTGGATACCCC